CCCCCTCACCTTCGCGGCGGGTTGGCGGAGAGGTTACGCAGCGGATTGCAAATCCGTGAAGACCGGTTCGATTCCGGTACCCGCCTCCATACTTCTCAATGGGTTAGCGTGTCTGCCCATTTTTCCGTATCACTCTCCGTATCAGGTTTCTGTTCCGTGCCTGTTCTGTTCACTGGCGCTTGAGTCGCGCCTTGCGGGCGTGCATCACCTGCCGCGCCTCGCCCGCGTACTTAGCGATCATCTCTGTCGTCTTGTGCCCGCTGTAGCTGGCGATCTCCTCGTCAATGCAGCCTTCCCATGCCAACTCCATCACCCCACGGTAGCGGAGCGCGTGCAGGTCGAAGGCCTCGAGGCCGAGTCGCCGACGCTCCTTGAGCATGATGTCGGCCAGGTAGCGGTAGCTCATGCGCCCGCCCGTGGCGCTGCACAGGATGGGTCGCGAAGCGATCGGGACAAAGCCCAGTCGTGCCTTCTCGGCTTCCAGTGCTGCCTTCAGGCGCTCGGTACAAGGAAGCACTAGCGGCTGACCTGTCTTGCTCTGCCTCAGCCGCAGCGTGCCATCGCCCGCCGGGTCGTAATCACCCCAAGTGAAGCCGGTCCAGTCGCCGGGGCGCTGCACGGTTCCCACTCCAATCTCAAAGATCAGGCGGGGCAGTTCAGAAGCCTCAGCCCGGAATTTTGCCACCGCCCGATCCGGCCAAGGCAGGTGCACCTGCTTGCGATCATCCGGCGTCTTCAAGGCACGGACGCCTTTCGCCGGGTTGCGGTCGATCCATCCCAGATCAATAGCGTGTTCGCACAGGATGGCGAACATCTGCGGGATGTAGTTCGCGAACCGGGTGCGATGGGCGTTCGCCTTCTGGGCGCTAATCACGTCGGCGCGGGTCAGGGCAGCGACGGCACGGGTGCCCACCTTTTCGCGCAGGTAGTCCATCACCTTGTCGTAGTCCGCACGGGTGCGAGGCTTGAGGCCGGTCCAGCGGTCGGAGGTGCGGTAGTCGTCAATCAGGGCATTCCAGGAGGTCTTGGCCTGCACTCGCTTGCCGGTGATGATCTCCCAGTATTCGCGGTCAAAGTCGGGCGTCCCCTCGGCCGCATGGATTCTCTGGGTCTTGCCCTTGATCCGCACGTACCAAACGCCCGTGCCTTTGCCTTTTTCCCAAAGATACTTCTTTTTGTTCACCACTGAACGCCCCCCATCCCTTCCGATGCCTCGCCAGAGACGATCCGCTTGAGGTCATCCACGATCCACCGCGACACACCAGGCGCGATCTCACGCGGCTTCGGCAGGTGCCCCGCGTCCACCAGCGAACGAAACTCGCCCGGCTTCAAATCGAGAAGCTGGGCAGCGGTCGTTTCGTTTGCGAAGATGGGGGCGGGGCGGTTGGCCATCAGTCGGCGAACCTCGCGGATTCGTGCTTTTCGCTGAGCTGGATAGAGCGGGCCAGATCCTCAGCGTCGAGGTGCGGCCGGTCGTCGTACACCAGTTCTTCACCATCAAGCCGCCAGCCTTGCAGCGCCATGTACTCGCTGGTCTCCTCGAGTGTCAGGCCCTTCAACAGCCAGTTGCCCGCCTCGTCTTTCTTCCATGCGCGAAGCCCGCCATTCGGGCCAAACCAATTCGGCTCCGGCTCGATATCGGGAATGGTGAAGCTGGGGATATCCTCGCCCGCAACAATGGCGGTGAGCTGGGCCTGCACCTGGTCAATCAGCCGGTCAACGTCGAGCACCTGCACCGCAACGGGCAGCTTCGGCTCTTCCGTCATTTCCCGGTAGATCGGCACCACGGCCCAATCGCCGTTGCTCATGGGGTAAGTGATGATGCTCATGTCGGTCTGTTCGTTCAGGCCAATGGTACGCGCCTTTGCACGTCGGGCAACGGTATCGGAAAGCGGGATCGACCACCGCTGCGGAAACCCGATATCCTTCATGGCATAGGCCGCCGCGATCTGCAGCACCTGCGCCCCGGTGAAGATGCGCCGCTTGCCGGTGCCGGGGTTCACCCAATCACCCATGAGGCGGACCATGCCGCGCGCCGGGGTCAGGAAGTGCTCGAGCGCCTTGGCGGTCGCCCCGGTGATCGTGCAGACTTCGGAGACGGTAAACTGTGGCTTGTCCCAAATCTGAGACGCCTCGGTCATCCTCTGAAAATGTGCCGTCAGATCGTCGGTCATCTTTAGCCCCATGTCGTGGTGTTGGCATTAAGCCCCACGGCATGGGTTTTGTCAATGCTGGTCAACCTTCGCTCACCCGCGCCAGCGCAGGTCTTCCACCGGCCCCAGCAGATCAACCAGTAGCCTCACGTGCGGCCTTCCGTCTCTGCCGCGCGAGAGGCCATGAGCGCCTCAAGTTCAGCCGCACTGCGGACGATAGGAATCGACACGTTGTCAGCCGATCCCCCAAGCAGCTCATTGCAGGCCCATCCTAGAAGATCCTTGGCTTCCTGCAGTGCCTCCATAATCAGATAGGCCGCGTGGCAGACCGCCTTGGCCTCCGGGTCCTTGATGTTCCCGGCTTGGGACATGCGAATGAGCTCGGCAAGATTGTCCGCGTCGGCGATCTTGTCTCTGGCATCGTTGATCTTGTGAATCGGGGTGTAACTTTCGTCACTCATTGCAGCCGCTCCATAGCGCCGTGGCAAATCCGCAGGGCAAGCCGCTGGTGCATCACGGCGTTGCGCAGGAAGTCGGGGGAGAAGTCCTCGGGCCCCTCGCCAAGGGCATCAAGGGCCAGGGTGAGGAAGTCGTGCAGCTCGGCCCAGACAACCGGGGTGAGGACGCCACGGGCGCGGGTTTGCTTGGGCAATGCGGGGGTGTTATGGCTGGTGATAGCCATGCGCGTTCTCCTTACAGAACGAGTTTCGGTTAGGGCGGCAGGGTGTTGGTAGCACCTTGTCCGCCCGCTTACTTTCTGCCATCATCAATTCTGGTAGGTCAAGGACTTTCTAATGTCGGAAAGTAAAAAGCGCATGGGTAGGCCGCCAGTGAATGCGACCCCGGTGACTGTGCGTATGCCGCCCGACCTTCTCTCTTGGATCGACGCCGAACGTGCAAAGTTCGATCCGGTACCGTCGCGGCCGGAGTTCATTCGAAATCTCGTTGAGGAGGCAAAAAGGATTCATGGCTAGAGTTCAAATGGATGAAATTGTTGATCATCTTCGGTCCGAAATGCGCCGAGCGCTAGAAGATACCCTAGCGGAACACGCTCCCGGCCTTGAGATTGACTCTCATGAGTTCTTCCGGACATTCCGTCGGGCCGTCCGCCGGAAGTGCAACACCTGGGAAAATGTGCCTGACCACTTTGTGGATAAGGACTGAGGGCCGGGAGCTTTCGCTCCCGGCCCCTGACTGCCCCCGGCTTGCGACCGTGACAGTCTGCGCCGCGCTCCCAGGGTAAGAGCCGCGCCATGACGGGGTTTCGGCATGTCTCGTACCGGGCACTCACCGTCTTATCCCAGATGCTTCGCAGGCACTACTCCGCAGGCGCATCCCGCCTAACTTGCGCGCCAGAGCCTCTCAAGGAGGTCCGCGTATTGCCGTGCCGGGCTGTGAAAGTCAGACAGCGGGGCAAGCCCGGCCATCACCAGATCCTTGGCATCTGCCGCTTCAAGGTAGGTTGTGCCCCTGCACATGGGTTGCCCCGTGTGCAGGGCAACCGGACAACCTTTGCACTCCCGATTGTAGAACAGGGCGCATAATGGGCAGGTGAGGTAACCCGTCTGGGCTTCCGCGATATCGGTGCAGGACGCATTGCGCTGCCACTTCTCCACGGATCGGAAAAGCGCGTCACTGATCTCTTGCCGATTCATTCTTCGGCCCAATCAATGAAGGACAGCGCGTCCTGCAGGGTTGCCCCCTCGATCCCGGCTTCCTTGGCCTGCGCCAGCGCCTGCACCATCGTCGCCAGTGCCCGCGCCTTGCCGCCCGCGTCGAAGGCCTGCATCGGACGCACCACGTCGATCTGCACCGCCGTGCCCAGCTTCGCCGTCAGCTCCTCGGCCATCAGCAGGGCCATCGGCTGCAGCACCAGCTGCGCCAGATGCCTCTGGGCTTCCCGGACAAGCGGCCCTTGCGCGTTCGGCACGAACAAGCCGGGCAGCACTCCGAAGGCCCCGTAGATCGCGCCCTTGGCCTCGATCAGCAGCCGGTCCACCAGGGTCCGCGACAGATCGGGCGAAAGCTGGTCCGGGCTTTTGCCAAGCTGGGGATGCATCCCCGCCGCCGTGGCAGCCGCCACCCCTTCCACCACCAGAGCCGCGCCGCGACGGCCCCGGAAGCCCGCCCGCAAGGCCGCCATGTCATCGCTCGAGCCTTCCGGCACCGGCACGATCTGGGAACCGAACGGGGCATCCCGGAAGGTGTCACGCAGGGCGCTTTCCAGTTCATGCAGGAGCTGGGCCGATAGCAGCGACCGGCGAAGCGGTGCAGTGCCCGCCCATGGCGTGATTGGGTCGCTGCCAATGCGGAAGTGCACCACCTCAGCCGCCAGCACGTTCTGGTAAATGCCGCCGTTGGTTTCGGGCACCTGCAGGCGGTAGGCGCGGGGTTCCCCGTCGCGCGTGGTCACTTCCCAGTCGCTGGCCGGGATAAGCCGGTCGCCGATCAGGAACAGCGCCTCGCCGCGAAGCGCCAAGGCCCGCGCAGTGAGGGCCAGGGCGCGTCGGGACAGCATGTCGGTGCCCTTCACGTCCGCAAGGCCCAAGCCGCCCTCCCAGAGGCTCACGCAGGCCTGCACGGCCCCGGTAAGCTCGCCCATGCCGGAAGCGCCGGTAAGGTATGCCTGCCGCGCTGCAATGAGCTGGGAGGTGTAGCCAGCGCCGGAGCTGCGCACCTCCACCGGCTTCCGGCGAAAGATATCCATCAAGCCCATATCAGAGCCTCCATCGGTTGAGGGTGCGGTGCAGGCCGGACAACGGGTGGTGGTCGCCCTCCTCCCAAGCCCGCGCCTCGATCTGTGCTTGCGGATAGGCCGGGACGGTGACGGCGCTCAGTACGAACAACTCCGCCCGCGTGATCGTCCGCAGAAGGCCCTGCCCGCGCCGCTCGATCTTCTCCCCGCCTTCCGGCACCCGGAAGCCCGGCGACAAGCCCCGGATCAGCCCTGCCCCGTGAGCTGCGAGGAAGTCGCGCGCCCAACTGGTGCCGCCGTCAATCCGGGCCTCGAGCACAAGTGCAGCGTCGGTATCCCGCAAGGTGAGGGTGCCCGCCGCGCGTGACGCGAGGGGCTTTTCATAGTCGTGGCCGGACAAGAGGTGGATATCTTCGCCCGCCTCGATCCGGTCTGCGAAGGCCCGGGCGGCAATGACCTCCCGCCGCCCAGGTGCAAGCTCGGTTTCTGCGCCATAGGGGAACGTCGCCCGAAGGTGGGTTGCCCCACCCTCGCTGCGAAGCTCAAGCCCGCCGAGAGACGCCCCCCAGAGCATCAGTTCACCTGCACGTTGGTCAGGATTTCGAGCTGCGCGCCACGTGCCACCGTCACGTCCGCCGTGGTCAGCGCCGTGAGCCGCAGGCCACCCGATGCCGCATCCGAGTAGGGATCGCGGATCAGATCCACTGCGCCCCACATGCCGACGAAGATCGGGGCGATACCGCCCGCGTCCGTGGTCAGCAGCGCCGTGGTGGCGATGGGCGAGCCGGTCGGGGCGGCAAGAGCGTTGGACGACATGGCGATGTTGCCCGCCGGGATATTCGCCAGCATCCGGTCCCACTCGCTAACCGCCGTCGAGGCGATCAAGGTGTTGTCCATCTTGGCGTAGACCTCCGGACGGATCAGCAACCGCACCGCGCCGGGCGAACCTGCCGCGTTCGCCACCATGAACCGCACCACAGCCGCCCGGAATGCTGCCCAGGTCGCACCTGCCGCAATCGCCGTCGAGGCGATCCCGTAGGCCGCGGGCGTGGTCAACACCCCCAGAGGCTCGCCAGAGGCACCAGCGCCCCGGAAGATCGCCGTGTCCATGGCCTGGGCAATCGCCCCGTTCATGTCACGCCGCACCGCATCCTCGAGAGCCGGGCCGCTTTGCAGCATCGCCTTGCGGCTGATCGCCATGCGGATGCCCAGGGTGTTGTTCGGCGCCAGCGCCTTGTCCACCGTGGTGAATTGGGTCGGCCCGGCGACCGAGCCGGTTTCCGTCGCCTGCCACCCGGCGGTGATCGCGCTGGTCGTCACCGGCCATTCGGTCAGACCGGATTCGATTGCGATCATCTGCGCCCCCATGCGCGCCGCGACCGAGTCCGGGAACAGCCGGTCAATGATCGGGCGCGTGGTGAGCGGGTTCGGGGTGTTGGCAGCCACCGTGTTCCGGCGTTCCAGCGCGGCCCAGGGAACCGGGGTTCCGCGATAGCCGCCACGGCTGCGAAGTTCCTGCACCACTTCCGCAGTGCGGCCATCCAGGGCGCGGCCCTCGTCCAGGTGCAGCGCCACCTGCCGCAGTTCGAAGGCGGCAACCATGGCCTCCCATT